GAGAAGGAGAACGGCGCGCGAATATTTCTCTTTTTGCGTTTACGGAAAAAACCGAGCGATAGCATGAAACAGCGGAGCGACAAGAACAGCACGACGGCGGCTGTCGAGGGCTTTCAGGGCGCGGTGCAGTCTGTGCCTTTGCCTGAGGGCGTCGAATTGCGCAGCGACGAAGAGATGGTGATCTGGGAGCAGTTCACCCGCGCACGCGCGCGCGAGGACTGGCGCGATATGGACCTGCTATTGCTGGCGAAGGTCGTGCGAATGGAAGCGGACATTCGGAAGCATCAGGAAATGCTCGACCGGACCGGCGTGCTGGTGAAGAACAAGCGCGAGACGCCTATTCCTAATCCACTGCTCAGCGTGATTGATACGCTGGAGCGCCGTCAGCTTGCGGTGATCCGTTCGATGTCCCTGAACCAGACGGCGAGCGATCCGCGCACGATTAACGCGACCGGGAAAGAGGTGGGCAAGAACAGGGACGTTCTGGGGATGCTCGCCTCTACCGATCTGATTGCGATGCCGTCGAGGTCGCAGTGACACGCGGCGAGAGGACACTGCCCGATCATATCCGCAGGGCAATACAATGCGGCCCAGTCCCAGAGATGAGAGACTGGCGTCCAATGCCTTTAGATGAACTCACAAGAGCCGAGCGCGTGATGCGGTTCATTGAGTTTTACCTGAAAATCCCTGAGGGCAAGTTTGTCGGTCAGCCATTTCATTTAATGGATTTTCAAGAGGCATTTATTTATTCAGTTTATGACAATCATAAAGGAACAAGTCGGGCCTTTGATTCTTTAGCAAGAAAGAATGGAAAGAGCGCAAAAATTGCGGCACTCCTGCTTGCTCACATCGTCGGACCCGAGGCGCGGCAGAACAGCCAGATCATCAGCGGGGCGCGAAGCCGGGACCAAGCGGCTCTGGTGTTTAAGCTGGCCGAAAAGATGGTGCGCCTGTCGCCTGTGCTGCCGAAGGTCATCAAGGTGGTGCCGTCGCAGAAGTCGCTGATCGGCTTGCCCATGAACGTCGAATACAAGGCGATCTCGGCTGAGGCTGGCACGGCTCACGGTCTCTCCCCGGTGCTGGCTATTCTCGACGAGGTGGGCCAGGTGCGAGGCCCGACCGACGCTTTCGTGGAGGCCATCGAGACAGCGCAGGGCGCGCACGACGATCCTCTGTTGATCGCCATCTCCACGCAGGCGGCGACGGACGGTGATTTGTTCTCGATCTGGCTGGATGACGCGAAGAACGCGAAAGATCCGAGGATCGTCTCGCACGTCTACACCGCGCCCGAGGACTGCGAGGTGCTGGACAAGTCGGCGTGGAAGGCGGCGAACCCGGCGCTGGGGCATTTCCGGTCGATGGCAGACATGGAGGACTTCGCCAAGCAGGCATCGCGCCTCCCGGCGAAGGAAGCCAGCTTCCGGTGGCTGTATCTCAACCAGCGGGTCGAGGGCACGACGCCATTCCTGAACCGGACTGAGTGGGAAGCCAACGGTTCCGAGCCTGAGATCGAAGCGGGTGCGATATGCTACGCTGGCCTCGACCTGTCCGCGAGCCGCGACCTGACCGCCTTCGTGATGGTCTTCCCCAGCGAGGACGGATACCACATCGTGCCGCAGTTCTTCCTCCCTGCCGATGGCATCCGCGAGAAGGCGAAGGCGGAGAAAGTGCCTTATGACCTCTGGGCCGATCAGGGGTTCCTGACGCTGATTGACGGCCCGGTGATCGTCCCTGCCATCGTGGCTCGGCATGTGGCCGAGGCTGCGGAGCGATACAGCTTGCAGATGGTCGCCTATGACCGCTGGCGCATCCACGACTTCCAGCGCGAGTTGGACCTGATCGGCGCGACCGTCCCGATGGCCCCGTTCGGTCAGGGCTTTAAGGACATGGCTCCTGCGGTGGACAAGCTGGAGCGGCTGGTGGCCGAGCGGAAGCTGCGGCACGGAGGGAACCCGCTGCTCAACATGTGCGCTGCCAACGCTGTGGTCGAGCGCGACCCGGCGGGCAACAGGAAGCTCACGAAGTCCAAATCGGTGGGCAAGATCGATGGCCTGGTGGCGCTCGCAATGGCCCTCGGTGCGGAAGCGAGCGACGATGCCCCGCCTGCGGCGTCTCCGTGGGATGATCCAGACTTCCGGCTGGCGATTTGACATTGCAGGTGTCTACAAAGTGAAAACCCGCGTCAGATGTTGACAACTGACGCGGGTTTGTCTTATCTGGTGACGTAGCTGTGGAGGCTATGAACGCAACAAGATGAGGTATGATATGTATGCCCTCGACATAAGCAAGGATCAATGGTCGTTCTCTATCGAGACGATCACTCCGAATGTCGCTCAAAACATTCTTGATCACAAAAACTATGGAAACAGGAAAATCAGGCCGTCTGTTGTCGAGCGTTACGCTCGGATCATGCTGGCTGGAGACTGGCATCTTTCGCCGGAAGCAATCGTCATATCGAAGACAGGTCGCCTGCTTAACGGTCAGCATCGCCTCTCTGCTGTCGTGAAGTCTGGCGTGACTGTGCAGTTTCTGACCATTCGCGGACCTGCTGACAATGTTTTCTCTGTTTTGGATCGTGGGGCGATCCGATCAACTGCGGACGCATTAAGTTCGGATCGCGCTGCAACTGAGGTGGCTAAACTCTTCATTCGAGTTACGACTGGTCAGGGCAGCGCATCGGTCAACGACTTTGAAGTTGCTCGGGTTTTGCAAAAAATCTCATCTGTCCACGCTGATTTGATTTCTTTCTGCAATACTAGAGCAGTCACATTCACTAGCGCTCCGTTCCGGCTTGCAGCGATTGCGCGTGTGATGCGTGGAGACAGCAGAGAATATGTCTTTGGCTTATATCGAAACTTGGCTCTCGCTGACATTGATGCGTTGCCAAAAATAGGCGTTTCGGCTGTTAAGGCTCAACTAACTGGTCGATTCCCGGCAGGTGGCGCATCTGTTCAGTTGGAGTGGCTTGGATACGCATGGGGTCTTTTTGACCAGATGAAGCAACACAATGACAGGGCGCAACGCCCTCGGACCCGTGATTTCGTCAGGGAGATAGCCCATGCAGTCAACGCCTACAAGGCGTAAGTATATCCGCATCGCCATGAGCCTGAGCGATGATGAGGCGTTCCAATCTGCTAAGCGGACGGCTGAGGATGCGACAGGCATTCAGATGTCGGATTCGATGTTTGCCCTGAGCCTGATACGGCACGCGATCAAAGATCAGTGACAAGCCATGCGAAGGCCGGATGTTGACGGCCTTCACATTCTAGCGCTCTTGGGTTATATTCCGCGCAAACCATGCGCGTGGACCTGACCTGATGGGCATCTTCGACCGCCTCCGCAAGCCGGAGGCTCGCAATCTCGAAAACCCGAGCGCGCCGGTTTCAGCGGAGGACTTCCTGCAAGTCATGGGCTGGGGCGGCGGTCTGTCCGAGGCGGGGATCAACGTCACTATCGATAACGCTCTTGGCGTCCCGGCGATCTGGTCGGCGGTCAACTTCCTCAGCGGCACTTTGGCCGGTCTACCCCTGCACGTCTACCGGAAGACGAAGGACGGGCGCGAGCGGATTGAGACCGGCAACCTGCCCCGCATCCTGCATGACATCGCCAACGACGAGATGTCTTCGTTCGAGTGGCGGAAATACCTGTTCGATCAGGTCTTCACCGGCGGGCGCTGCGTTTCCTACATCGAGCGCAACGGCGGCGGTCAGGTCGTCAACATCTGGCCGCTTGATCCGCATCACACGCGGGTGGATCACGTCTATCAGGACCGAAAACTGGTCAAGGTCTACACCTACAAGGGCCAGAAGTATGCCGCGAACGAGGTGATCGACATCACCTTCATGCTCAAGGCCAATGGCCTCGACATTCGCGGCCCGATCATGACGAACAAGGACGCCATCGGGCTTGCCATCGCGGCGACCAAATACGGCTCCAAGGCTTTCCAGTCTGGCGGCATCCCCCCGATGACGCTTCAAGGCCCATTCCAGTCCGGCGCTGCTGCGGCGCGCGCATCGACCGACGTGGCAAACACGACGCTCAAGCTGGCACGCGAGGGCAAGCCGGTTATGGCGATCCCGATGGGTCACGAACTGAAGCCGGTCGGGTTCTCCCCGGACAAGATGCAGCTTCTGGAGCTTCAGCGGTTCAGCATCGAGCAGGTCGCCCGCATCTACAGCCTGCCCCCGATCTTCTTGCAGGACCTGTCGAAAGGCACCTACTCGAACACGGAACAGCAAGACCTGCACTTTGTGAAACACACGCTCAAGCGGTGGATCGAGCAGTTCGAGCATGAATTGAACCTGAAACTGTTCCCGCGCGGCAGCAAGAACTACGTCGAGTTTAACGTGGACGGTCTCCTGCGGGGCGACTTCAAGACCCGGATGGAGGCGCACGCCACCTCGATCCAGAACGGCATTCGGACCCCCAACGAGGTGCGGGACATCGAGAACCTTGCACCACGTCCCGAGGGCGACCGGCTGATGATCCAGGGCGCGACCGTCCCGATTGCAACGCAAATGGAGCTTCCGCTCGATGCCGGTTCCAACTGACGAGATGGCAGCCGAGGCCGAGCGCGGCCTTGAGTGGCGTCGTGAGTATGGTCGCGGCGGCACCGAGGTCGGCGTTGCTCGGGCGCGGGACATCGCAAACAAGCGCGATCTGTCGATGGACACCGTGCGCCGCATGAACAGCTATTTCGCGCGGCATGAGGTGGACAAGGAGGCCGAGGGCTTTCGTCCCGGCGAGGACGGATACCCCAGCGCTGGGCGTATCGCCTGGGCACTTTGGTCTGGTGATGCTGGACAAGCATGGGCGGCTCGCATCTTGGAGCAGGAAGACGAGGATCGAGCCGAGACCCGTCCCTATGAGGGCGAACACGCGGCGCGCATCCGAGAGCCGGACCAGTTCGACAGCTTCCGTCGCGTGAACAACGAAGGCGGGCAGGGCGTTGATTTCGTTTACGGGATCAAGGACGGCGAGGCTCAAGTTCAGTCCATCCGCTTCAAGGTGGACTTTTTCACCGAGGAACAGGCGCGCGAGTGGCTCGACGCCAACGACTTTGAGCCGATCCTGTTTGAACCTGCGGCCCCGATAGACGAAGGTCGGTGCTTCGTGGTATCTTCGCAACATGCACTGGAGGCCCCGAAGATGGCTCAAGCTGAAATCCGCGCTCTGAGCGAGCCGGTTGAATTGCGGCAGGAAGACAATGGCCCGATCCGGGTTGCTGGCTATGCTGCGGTCTTCAACCAGGAGACCAACATCGGCGGTTACTTCACCGAGACGATTGCGCCCGGCGCGTTCACCTCGGCGCTGGATCGCGGCGACGATGTTGTTCTGCTGATCAACCACGACGGCCTTCCGCTGGCCCGGACCCGCTCGGGGACGCTCAAGCTGACGCAGGACGAGCGCGGCCTTTACATCGAGAGCGAGCTTGACCCGTCGGACCCGGACGTTAGAGCGATTGTCCCGAAAATGAAGCGCGGCGATCTGGACAAGATGTCCTTTGCCTTCCTGCCTACTCGTCAGACGTGGGACGAGAGCGGCGACATGCCGAAGCGCATGATTGAGGACTTGCAGCTCTTCGACGTGGCGATTGTCACGACCCCCGCGTATGACGGAACCGAAATCGGTCTTCGCGCGCTGGAGAAGCACCGCGAGGAGCAACAGAAAAGCCAAGCCGCGCGCCGTTTGCGCATGAAGGCGAAGCTGAACCAATAGCAGCGGTCTCCCGCTGTTGGCCCTTCCCCGCGCCTTGGGCAAGCGCTCGGACTGATCGTCGTGAGACAGACCAGATCCCTTAGATGGAGGCCGCAATGGCTGAAGTTAAAGACCTGCGGGAGAAGATGGCGAACATCGCCACCGAGGCCCGCTCCAAGCTGTCGGAAGTGACCGACAAGACGCCGGAAGCCCGCGCTGCTGAGATCGAGCGCGAGTTCGACGCGATGATGGCCGAGCATGACAAGCTGGCCGCGAAGGTGGAGCGCCTGGAGCGCGCCGAAGCTGCCCTGCGTGCAGCGGAAAGCGTGGACCTGTCGCGTCCCC